TCTTGGATCGTTGGAATATAGACTTGTGTTTTCTTTACTTCTGGCTTTTCTTCAAAATCTTCGTCATTGTCTGCTTTAAGCAATAGCACACGCTGAACCGCATCAAGGATATATTCTACATGGCGGTCACGTAAAGGCATACCTCGTTCATGTGCTTTGATCAGTGCGCAGACTGTAAATGGTGTAAGGCTGTCGGCTGACCGTTGATAACGATCAATAGTAGTTTTATCTAGTTTATGTAACCCTTCGCTACCTTCATGTTGACGTAGCCAGGCCACTACATATTTTTTAAGATCTTTGGTGCTATAATAATAATTGTAGTAACGAAAACTTTGGCGTAGGTGATGGTCAAATTCCTCATTTGAAAAAGCCAAGGCGCGATCATAATCCCAAATAGGTTCATTGCCTGTATATTTTTCGTCAGCGAAATTATTACTGCTAACTTTTGCTTTCTTTTTCATGCCATCAATCTTGATTGCCATACTATCCTCTCTTGTTATATTTAATTATACAGGATTTGTTTTGCTTGTCAAACATTTTAATTTTCCGAATCACGGACTGTTTTAATTTCTTTCTCTAACTCGCGTTTGACCTGTTTATAAGCGGCACGTTCCATGCTGTCTAGATCGTCCCAATTCTCTTCCATGCTGTTTAGGGCACCAAAGAGATTGCGATGTCCGTATTCTTCACCGTGCCACTGCACGATACTATATGCTTCACCTATGTCCATATATACTGGTGTTCCCATTATTTGTCTCCAAGTTGGAATTTTTTAAGATATTCGTTGGCTTCAGTTAGATCCGTTACGGGTTCAACAGTATCTAATAACATAGCGTGACGTGATAGTTGTAGGATTCTTTGGGCACGGAAAAGACGTTCATACCGGCTTTCACCTGGATAGGGTTGGCTCCATTTAAAGTTCATTTGATCTCCTCTATACTGGATTTAAAATCATTGTCCCAATTTAGCTCTACTGTTTTATTCACAGGTGTGGCAATGATTTCTTCGATAGTTCTGCCAGTGGGCTTATGCTGGACGATTGGTTTTTTAGCCCAATCTAAATTGTAGAGCCAGGCAAATATAGCTATCCATAATAGAGTAGCCAGAGTAGTTTTGCTGTCTAAAAGTTTTTTAATAAAATCATGCATTTAGTCACTCCTTTATTATATGTATTATAGCATCTTTTGGTTTAAATGTCAACCATTTAATAGCACACCAAAGGTCAAATATTGCTCATAATGGGCTATTTCTTGGTTGATTTGTTCTAGTAATTCCTTGTGCTTACGGGTTTGGCGACCCATTCTACGGCAGTTGATTTCTTCTTCTGATAGTTTTTTAACCATAGCACCTATAGCATCGCTCATTTTCAGCATGTCGTTGGTATGCTTTTTCATTTTGTGTGCGGGTGCTTCTAGTTCAATTTGAACCTGTGCCCAATCTAAACTTTGAGTAATTTCAGCCATACTATACTATAACACATTTTGGCTAGCTTGTCAATGTCGATAAATACTAGATAATAGGATTAGCTAATGCCACGTCTAAGTTTATATCGTCCAGAAAAGGGCAATGACTACAAGTTCTTTGATCGACGTATCAGTGAAATGTTTACCATAGGTGGAGTTGATGTCCATATCCACAAATATCTTGGGCCGTTAACACAGGGCAATGTCAGCATGACTGAACCTGGTGGTGCTACTACTCTACTAGGAATCCAAGACTTACTATTCTTAGAAAATCGTGATCGCAAGTATGACACCAGTGTCTATACCATGCGAACTATATACCGCTTAAATGACAACGATTTTGATCTAACGCAGTTTGGATTATTCTTAACTGGTGATACCATGTTTGCTGTGTTCCATTTAAATGACATGATCGACACAGTTGGTCGTAAGATCATAGTAGGTGATGTCATGGAACTACCAAATTTAAAAGACTACTATCCGTTAGATGACAGTGTCCCAACAGCTCTTAAACGTTATTATGTAGTGCAAGACGCTACCCGTGCCGCAGAAGGATTTGCACCTACTTGGTATCCGCACCTATGGCGTGTTAAACTACAACCATTGGTGGACAGCCAAGAATACAAAGATATCATTAATACTCTTGATGCTGGCGAGAATACTGATAGTTCAATAGCAGAGGTTCTAAGCACTTACCAAAAATACATTGATATCAATGACGCTATTGTTAGCCGTGCAGAACAAGATGTTCCAGCCAGTGGTTATGATACCAGTGCGATCTATACTGAGCCGGTTAATCCGGACGGCACACCCGGTGACCCGGGTGGTTTAGATGCCAGCCAGGTCAGTGATGATGCCAGCGATGTCAATGATGATGCGAGTTCAGCCACACTGACGGCAGCCAAGAAAGTAGAAGGATATCTGACTGGAGATGGCCTACCACCAAATGGCGCCGCAGTTGCCGCTGGTATCGCTTTCCCAAATTCTCCAGGAGTGGGAGATTTCTATTTACGTTTAGACTATGTGCCTAATAGACTGTTCCGTTATGATGGACGTCGTTGGGTCAAGATAGAGGATGCAGTGAGAACTAACCTAACACCTGGTTCGACCAATACTACACAATTAAGTGGGTTCGTTAATGACACTAACAAGTTTATGAGCAACAGCGTTGCTTGGGACGCTATACGTATCAGCAGTGGTGCATATACACCTGCGGCCAATGCTTGGACATTATCATTTAATGTTACCACAGGTAATATAGTTGTTAAAGTTCCATACGTCAGTGGTTATGGCGCCAAGACCTATATCAACAGTATCAAAGTCAACAACACCATCAGTAACTCAAGTGGCAACATTGGCATACACGTGGCCAATACCTATGTCAATGGTGACCTATTAGAATACACAGTTTACGAACACGTGATCAACGAACGTCAGAGCTTATCACAAGCCTTGCGTCCTTCAGCGGATAACATATAATGGCAGCCTTACAACAATATTTTTATGATGCTCAGATTGAACGTTTCCTAGCACAGTTTATCCGTATGGTGTCTGGGTTCCAAGTTGAATTTGGTGCTGATCGAGATGGCAATAAAACTCTACAACGTGTGCCTGTTTACTATGGTGATGGTAGTCGACAAGTAGCTGCTATCATTAATAATATGAGTGAAAACGCATTGCCAACTACTCCGGCTATGACCGTTTATATCAACAACGTTACCTATGATCGTGATCGTGTGCAGGACCCTACATTCGTTGGTAAGATGAATATACGCCAACGTTACTATAATGAAGACACACAAGAATTTGAAAATCGCCAAGGTAATGCATTTACCATCGAACGTAGCATGCCAGTACCTTACACCTTAGATCTTAAATTAGATATCTGGACATCAAACACTAAACAGAAACTACAGTTATTAGAACAATTAATGGTCTTGTTTAATCCAGGTATGGAAATACAGTCAACAGACAACTATATCGATTGGACCAGCCTGAGCGTGGTTTATTTAGAAAGTCCAACTTGGACTAGTCGTAGCGTACCAATTGGTACAGAAAATCCCATTGATGTTGCTACCTTAACATTTAAACTACCTGTGTGGATCAGTCCTCCGGCCAAGGTTAAAAAACTTGGGGTCATACAAAAAATCATCGCCAGCATACACGATGCAGATGGTAATCTCAGCGATGCTGTTTATAATGACACTAATCTATTAGGTAATCGTCAATACTTTACACCATTGATGTATGGAGTATTATTAATTGGTAACCAATTGACTTTATTAAAAGTCAGCGAAGTCGAAACTCCACGCGAACCTACACTCAGCACACCAACCAAAGTTGGTACCCGTGATGTTTGGCGCGATCTCATCAATGTCTATGGTGTATTAGAAAATGGTGTTAGTCAGGTAAGATTATTACAGGAAGATGGTATTACTGAAGTCATTGGCACTGTTAGCTATCACCCAACTGATGATAGTATATTGATCTTTAATGTAGATGTAGATACCACACCGGGTAACACATTAAATCCAATTAATGCTATCATTGACCCTCGCAAGGTCACTGTCAACAGCGACATTACTAATCCTAGCTCTGGTACTAGATATTTAATATTAGGTGATATTGGTAGTTTTGATACTTCAAATGGTGATGGTCCTATTGCCTGGCGTGGCTCGGCTGGAAGAGATTTAGTAGCCAATGCAAATGATATTATTGAATACAATGGTAGCTATTGGACAGTTTCATTTGACAGCCAAACCCAAACGAGTTTACAATATGTAAGTAATCTAACAACTACCACTCAATATAAATGGAATGGATCCCAATGGGTAAAAAGCTGGGAAGGCGAATACAAGGAAGGACTTTGGACACTAGTCATATAGAAGGTGTCGGCACCTTTATCTACGCAACATCGACTAGCCGCTATCTATTCTTATTACGTGATACTAGCAAATATAGTGGAACTTGGGGCTTAGCTGGTGGAAAGATCGACCCTGGTGAACAATTACTAACATCACTACATAGAGAACTCAACGAAGAACTTGGCTACGATTTCATTGATGTCAAAGTTATCCCAATAGAAAAATTTACCAGTGACAACGGTAACTTTAGTTATAACACTTTCCTGATACCTGTAGAAGAAGAATTCACTCCGGTATTGAACTACGAACATCGTGGATATTGTTGGGTCCGTTTAGAAGATCATCCTAAACCCCTACACCCAGGTGTATGGCGAACTATTAATTTTTCAGCTGTGATAGATAAGATTAAAACTTTAGAAACAGTGTTATAGGTCAGTTTCTAAAACAAAGTCTCTATGACTGATCTGGCGGAAGTTTAGGCAATATTTGTGACTTTCTGGAACTGTGCTACGTCCACACGGTGTAACCCAAATGAAGTCAACATCATCATATAGATTAAATAACTCAATCCTATTTGTC